TACGGGTCTTGATGTTCCTGCTATTGCCGGACGTCCAGCTCCAACTATTGAGGGACCTCGTCATGCCAATGTCTCTACAGATGACATCATGGGGTACCTCAAGAAACAGCATATTTCTTTACAACGTTTTACCTGGTCAACAAGCCAACTTCCTGGTACTTTACTAGTAAACATTCCTATTACTCCTCTTAGAGCTAATAACATCATTTCCTACCTTTCAGGTATCTTCAATGCTTGGAATGGAGGCTTGGAATATCAGGCTAAGGTTGCAGGTACTGGCTTTCATGCTGGTGCGCTCGGTATTGCTCGTATCCCTCCTAACATTGATCCTACTACTCTTAAAACTGTTGCTCAATTTACTGCTTTCGAATATAGTGTTATTGACCCTAAGACTCTTGAAGCTATTTCAAAACATATTCCTGATCAACGTCCTATAATGTATCATTACATGAGTAATGACTTCTCAGATCCTAATAACATCGGTGGCTACTTTGTCATCTTTGTCATCCTTCAGTTGAATACCTCTTCTACAGGTACTAATCAAATTGACGTTGAAATCTTTAACAAGTTAGCTCCTGATTTTAGATTCATCCAAGTTATTCCTCCTAATATTCAAGCTGCTCCTATCACTGATGTTGAGAAATGGTCAGATCTTTTCTCTACTCCAAATTTGCATTCACATGCTATCTTTGATTTCCCTGTTTCACAAATGCGTATTGAAGCAGCTAACACTGTTTCTAATGCACGTATTGGTATGGTCAATCTTGCGGGAACTGTCTTTTCTGATCCTCCTTACACTACACTTAATACAACTCCACTTTTAGGTAGAGGCTATCCTTGGTTTTCTAGTAATGCAACAAGTCTTATTCCTAGTAATGGTGACAATGTTTTAAAACCTTATCAACTAACAGTCACTAATACTGGTGCTAATTTCACTCGTATTCTTCAATCTGGAGTCTTGGTTGCTACATCTCCAGTAAATTTTACAACTGCTGCCGTTGTTACCGGTGCAGTTGTCTCCACTAACTATTATCTTAGTCCTAATAGTTCTGCTGCTTGTACTGCTACTTATGGTAGTACACCTAATATTACTCCTCCTGCAGGTGAATCACTTGTCACTTTCTCTTATGGTTCGGGCCTTGTTGCTACTCCATTTACACTTACTACAACTTTTCTTGCAGAGCAGTTTCTTTCACGCCGCTTCGTTATTAATAATAATGAAGCTGTTCTTTGTCAACTCTTTTCACGTCAAACAGGCTTACCTGTTGCTTTCATCAAAATTTATTTCAATGGTCACATAACTTCAAACTCACAAGTTACTCCTGTTGTTCTTGATTTTACTGATTTACGTTTAGAGTTCATTTCATATACGCAAGCTACTACTCCGATTCCTTCATTAACTATGACTATGTTGCAGTCTCTTCAGTCTATCCGTTTAGAAGCATTGTTCAATCGTACTCGCCAATTACGTTTAGGCGATTAAATTAACCAAAATTAAAATATTA